TAATATTGAAGCTGATGATACAATAGGATATATTTGTAGACAGGTTCTTACAGATTCTAAAATCACTATTATGTCTACTGATAAAGATTTTCTACAACTAGCAAATGGTAGAATAAAGATTTGGAGTCCAACTAAAAAGAAAATGTATGATGAGGATAAAGTACTTGATGAGTATGGTATATCATCCCATAATTACATTTGGTATAGAGTTTTGGATGGTGACAAGTCAGATAATATTAGTGGTGTTCGTGGGTTTGGGTTAAAAACAATTCAGAAGAAGCTACCATTTCTAAGTGAAAATAGAATAGTAAAACTAGATGAAGTAGTAGATGAATTACCAGAACACAAAGATACTATAGAACTAAACTACAAGTTAATGCAATTATCTGATGTAGACATTTCAGGTTCTACAAAGACAAAAATAATCGATGCAGTAAACTCACCAATCAATAGATTGATTAAGTTCAAGTTCGAGAAAATGTTTTTAGAAGATAAATTGTTTACAGCATTACCAAATGTAACAAGTTGGTTACTAAATAACTTTAATCAATTAAATAGTTACGCAGAGAAGACACATAACAAATGAGTGTAAATTACGAAGTATTAAATAAATATCTAGATATAGATTCCTTAGAGTTGGAGTTTCATAAAGTCACGAATGATATAAGAAACATAGACATGGAATATGGTATGGAAGTGATATTTAATTACTATCGTAAATTTGGATTCCCACATTATACTATCAGAGATGAGGAAAAGTATGAACACATGAGAAAACTAAAAAAGTTTGATGTTGATACTATATTAGATGGAGATAAAATAGTTCAGACTATGCATTGTTTAAGATTGGCTTGGACATACTTTCCTCATTTTTGGGAAGTCCGATGTGGTAATGCAAAGTATTCACCGATGGAAATATTTAACGATGATGAAAAGTTAAAGTCTACCATTAAGAAAACTTGGAAATTCGAGCTAAAACATTACAAGGGTGAAGAGGGTAGAGAGAAGAATAAGTTTCACGAAAATAGATTCAGACAATCATTGAAAATATACACAGGCACACAATCTGTCAGTAACTTTCGACCAACTGCTGCTAAACTAATATACGAGAAGTTTGGTGGTGATGTTGTTTGGGATATGTCATGTGGATGGGGTGGAAGATTATTAGGTTTTCTAGCTGCATCAAATACTAAACATTACATTGGTACAGAACCATCATCTAAAACTTACGATGGACTTCAGAAGATGGTGAAAGATTTTTCGTATTTTGAAAAACAAGTTGATATTTATAAACTCGGTAGTGAAGAATACAAACCTAAAAAAGAGTCACTCGACTTATGTTTTACTTCACCACCATACTTTGATACTGAAAAATATTCAGACGAAGACACACAAAGTTATAAAAAGTTTCCAACTGAAGATGGTTGGGTAAACGGGTTTTTAAGAAAAACAATTCAAAACTGCTATGATGGTTTAAAAGATAATAAGTATATGTTAATGAATATTGCTAACACACCTAAATATAATTTCATCGAAGAAGAAACAATTCGTATATCTAAAGAGTTGGGATTTGTTCAAGAGGATACATTACAATTAACTTTATCAAGTGTTATGGGAGCAGGTTACAAATACGAACCTGTTTTTGTTTTTAGAAAGGAGAGTAAATGAGTGAAACACTAACACAATTTGGAACATCGTTTCAATCTAAAATTATTGCTTCATTAATGAGTGATGTAAAGTTCATCCAAACTATTAGTGATATACTAGAACCAGATATGTTTGATTCTGATTCTGATAAATGGTTGGTAAAAAATATTAGAGAATACTTTTACGAGTATAAAAAACAACCTACACTAGAAGTAGTAAAATTTAAGATAGATGAAATAGATAACGATGTATTAAAATCTGGTGTTGTAGAAAAATTAAGAGATGTTTGGAAAAACATAGAAGCAACAGATTTAGAGTTTGTACAATCAGAAACTTTGGATTTCTGTAAGAATCAGACACTAAAGAATGCAATACTAGAATCAGTTGAATTATTAGAAAATAAAAATTATGATGGTATAAAGTCAATTATAGATGATGCAATGAAAGCAGGTACAACAAGAGATTTAGGTCATGACTATGTTCCATCTTTAGAAGCAAGGTTAGAGGAATCATCTAGAATTACTGTTAAAACACCTTGGGATGTTATAAATGATATTACGGATGGTGGACTTGGAGCAGGTGAACTTGGTGTGATTGTTGCTCCTGCTGGTATTGGTAAGTCTTGGACATTACAAGCTCTTGGTTCTGAAGTAATTAAAAAGGGTAAAACAGTTGTACATTACTCTTTAGAGTTAAATGAAAATTATGTAGGTCTTAGATATGATTCTATATTTAGTGGTGTTACTACTGCTAATATAAAGTATCATAAGGAAGAAGTACAGAAACAAATATCAAAGTTACCAGGTAAGTTATTAATTAAATACTTTCCAACCAAAGCTGCATCTGTACAAACATTAGGTTCACACTTAAAACAAATAGAATTAAGTGGTGTTGATATTGACATGGTTATTGTAGACTATGCAGACATCCTAATGCCTACGGGTAACTTCAAAGAAAAAAGACATGCCATAGGTAACATCTATGAAGATTTACGAGGTCTAGCTGGTGAGTTAGAGATTCCTATTTGGACTGCTTCACAAGCAAATCGTTCTGCTCTTGAAGAAGATGTGATTGGTGCTGATAAGGTAGCTGAAGATTATAGTAAAGTAATGACTGCTGATTTTGTTATGAGTATGAGTCGAAAGGTAGAAGACAAGATAGCAAATACAGGTAGGTTTCATGTAATTAAAAATAGGTTTGGTATTGATGGTGTTACTTATCCATCTACTATTAATACAAATATTGGTGTCGTAAAGATACACGAGGGTAGTAGTCAGTTCGGAAAAGAAACTCAAGACAAGATGAATAATAGTTCTGAGTTCTTAAGAAAAGAATTAGCAAACAAATATAATGACATGGAAAAAAAAGTTGAGGGATTTGAATAAAATAGTAACTATGATTTAATATATATTATATTTATCTATGTTACTAGGAAAGAATAATTAAGGATACAGAATGGAAAAATTTACGTTATCGGAAAAGTTTATAAATAAGTACAAAAGAAAAAAGCCACCATTTGGTTTCAACGGACTAGGTGAGTTAGTTTACATGAGAACATATTCAAGAATAAAAGACGATGGAAAAAATGAAAGATGGTGGGAAACTGTTCAACGAGTAGTTGAGGGTACTTACACCATGCAAAAGAATTGGATAGACTCACATCAATTAGGATGGAATCCATGGCAAGCACAAAAGTCAGCTCAAGACATGTACGAGAGGATTTTCACGATGAAGTTTCTACCACCAGGTCGTGGTTTGTGGGCTATGGGTACACCAGTTACAGAAGAAAAAGGATTGTATGCGGCTTTGAATAATTGTGCTTTCGTCTCTACAAGTACAATTAAGGAAGATTACTCGAAACCATTCTGTTTCCTTATGGATGCTAGTATGTTAGGTGTTGGTGTAGGATTCGACACTAAAGGTGCTGGTGAAATAGTAGTAAAGGGTATCGATGACTCTAGAGGTGAAACTGAGTATGTAATACCAGACACTCGTGAGGGATGGGTTGAGTCTCTAAAGTTATTATTAGAAAGTTACTTTCATGGAACTTCACCGATAAAATTTGATTACTCAGAAATAAGACCAGCAGGAGTTCCAATTAAAGGTTTTGGTGGAGTAAGTTCAGGACCTGAACCTTTAATAGAAGTACATGATGATATTAGAGAAGTATTAGAAAAGAATAGTGGAGAACCAATTTCAGTAACAACAATCGTAGACATAATGAATCTAATCGGTAAATGTGTTGTAGCAGGTAATGTTAGAAGAACTGCTGAGATTGTATTTGGAGATCCTTATGATGAAGAATATTTAGATTTAAAAAACTATGAAGTAAACCCACACAGAGATCAATATGGATGGACAAGTAATAATAGTATATTTGCAGAACTTGGTATGGATTATACTGAAGCTTCCAAACGAATAGTAGATAATGGAGAACCAGGTTTTGCTTGGTTAGAGAATATGCAGAAGTATTCTCGTATGAAAAATGGTGGTGATGATAAAGACCATAGAGCAATGGGTGGTAATCCTTGTCTAGAACAAACATTAGAATCTTATGAGTTATGTTGTCTTGTAGAAACCTTTCCAAACAATCATGATTCGTTAGAAGATTATCAAAGAACTTTAAAATATGCTTATCTATATGCTAAGACAGTTACATTAGGAAGAACTCATTGGTCAGAAACCAACAGAGTTATGTTAAGAAACAGAAGAATAGGATGTTCTGTAAGTGGTGTTGCTCAGTTTATTACTAAACATGGCTTACATGAATTTAGAAATTGGTTGGAGAAAGGATATGATACAATCCAAGAGTGGGATAATCAATATTCTGATTGGTTTGCTGTACCAAACTCAATCAAGACTACTTCAGTTAAACCTAGTGGTACAGTTTCATTATTGGCTGGTGCTACTCCAGGTTTACATTATCCCGAAAGTAGATTTTACATAAGAAGAATAAGGTTATCAAAACATTCAGAATTATTAGAACCATTGAAAAAGGCAGGATATAAAGTAGAACCTGCTTTTGGTTCAGAAGATACAACAATGGTTGTTGAAGTGCCTGTAGATGTAGGAGAAGGGATACGGACAGCGGCTGAACTTTCGATTTGGGAACAATTCAGTTTAGCTGCTTTCTTACAAAGACATTGGGCAGACAATCAAGTAAGTTGTACGGTTACATTCGATCCAGAAAAAGAGGGTGACCAAATCCCTCATGTATTGAACTATTATCAATATCATCTAAAAGGTATTAGTTTACTACCACGACATGATTATGGAGCTTATCCACAAATGCCGTATGAAGCAATAGAAGAGAAAGAGTATGATAAACAAGTTAAGAAACTTGGTAAACTTTCTTTTGGTGTGATTCATAAGGAAGAAGCAAATGTAGAAAAGTTCTGTGATGGAGACTTTTGTGATGTCGAGGTAGTATCTACTACTGGTGATAACGATGACCAAGAGTATGCAAATTAATCAAATGCGGACAGGCAGACGACACACCTGTGAAAAAATGTGTCTTAACAATAAAAAACACAAGGAGACGTTTTATGAATAAACGTAATCTATTATCTGCTCTGTTAGTGTTCTTAACACCGATTGTTATTTTTGGACAATCGATTAGTGGAACTATTAGTGGAGATGGTAAACCTTTGGTTGGAGCTAACATTGTAGTCGAGGGAAGCCAGTTAGGAACTGTATCAGCTGTTGATGGTTCTTTTTCTGTTGCTGTACCTGCTGGTGAACATAGTGTAGTTGCTTCATTCATTGGGTATTCACCTGTAACTCAAGTAGTTGTGGTGGATTCAAGTGATGTGGTAGTTGATTTCTCATTAGAGATTGATGCTATCGCTATGACAGCATTGGAAGTTCTTGCTTCTCGTGCTGATGAAACAACACCTGTGGCTTACACTAACGTTAGTAAAGAAGAGATGGAAATTAGACTTGGTTCACAAGACATTCCAATGATTCTAAATACTACACCAAGTGTATATGCTACTCAACAAGGTGGTGGTGCTGGTGATGCTCGTATTAATGTACGAGGATTCAACCAAAGAAACGTTGCTGTTATGATAAACGGTGTTCCTCAAAACGATATGGAAAACGGTTGGGTTTATTGGTCCAATTGGGATGGTGTAGGTGATGCTACATCCTCTATCCAAATGCAGAGAGGACTATCAGCAGTTAACTTGGCAACTCCATCAATCGGTGGAACAATGAACATTATCACAGATCCTGCAGCACAGGAGAAAGGTGGTAAGTTCAAACAAGAAGTAGGAGAGGGTGGATTTTTAAAGTCTACTATCAACTACAATTCAGGTCTGATTAATGATAAGTTGGCAATAAGTGGAACGATTGTTCGTAAAACTGGTGATGGTTTTATTGATGGAACATGGACAGACGCTTGGGCTTATTATTTAGGAACATCATATGCTATTAGTGATGACCAAAGGGTTGAACTATATGCTATTGGTGCTCCACAAAGACATGGACAGAACCTATACAAACAGAACATAGCTACTTACTCTCAAGAGTTGGCTGGTAGTATCGATGGATACAATGATTCAGCTTACGTTGCTGGTGAGAAGTTTGAAACTGAAGCTGGTAGGTTCTATAACCAAAATTGGGCTCCTGTTAGTTCCGACTATAAAGGAAAACAATATTGGTACATGTATGGTGCGAAGACTACCGATAGGTATAGTTCTGATTTCTTAAACGAAAGAGAGAACTTCTTCCATAAACCACTTGTAAACCTAAATCATTTCTATGATATCAACGATGACATTAGATTATCATCTGTTGCTTATTGGAGTGGTGGTTCTGGTGGTGGTACAGGAACCTATGGTAGTGTTAGTAGAACACCTGCAGTAGAGGGAGAAAGATGGTATGCATCTTCACCTTGGATGTGGGATTGGAATGCTGAGATTGCTGAGAACTCTGCTAATGTAGATTCTGCTTTCTCTGATTCTGAAAATCGTTCTACTGGTATCCTAAGAAACTCAATCAATAGACAAAATACATATGGTTTGATTTCTAAATTAAACTATGATGTATCAGACGAACTTGAAGTTCAAGTTGGTATTGATTGGAGAACTGCTGGTATTGAACACGCTAGAGAAGTTCGTGATTTACTTGGTGGAGACTACTATGTAGACTTTGCTGATGACAATGCTCCTGATGGTAAAGTTGTTAGGTTAGGTGATATCATTGCTTACCACAACGAAACCACAGTAGATTGGTTCGGTACTTTCTTACAAGGTCAGTACGATACAGAGAAATTTAATCTTTATGGTATGGGTGGTATTTCAACTATTGCTTATACTTATCAAGACCACTTCTCTGTAGAAAAAGAAGTTGTTGAGGCTGATGCTATTACAACCTTTCAAGTTAAAGGTGGTGGTAGATATAATCTTGACGATAGACTATCAGCATTTGCTAATCTCGGATATGTTCAAAAACCACCAATCTTAGACAATGTGATTGACTATGATGGAAACGTTTCACAGAATCCAGACAATGAGAAATTCACATCTTTTGAAATCGGTGGAGAATATGGAAGTGAGTTAGTTGCTATCAAAGGTAGTTACTACAATACACAATGGCAAGATAGAAACCTTACTAAATCTGTTTCAACAGGTCAAGGTTCATCAGGTGATACTGATATCATCTATCTTACAGGTGTAAATCAATCACACTCGGGTGTAGAGATTGAATCTAAAGTCGCTCTACACGAAATGGTTGACTTAGATGTCTCCGTTAGTGTTGGTGATTGGTACTTTGATGGTGATGCTAAAGGTGATTATACAGAGATGGAATACAATGAAGAAGGTCAGATTATCGGTCAGACTTCTACAGAGTATCAGTATGCTCTTAATAATCTAAAAGTTGGAGACATGCCACAGACTGCTTATGTTGGTGGTTTAACCATTAAACCTATCGATGGGTTAAGGGTACAAGGTCTTTATAGATGGTATGATAACCACTATTCAGATTGGTCTCCTGATTCTCGTGAGGTTGATGGTGATGCTGACAGAGCACAAGTATGGAAGACTCCATCTTACGGTAAGTTAGATATGCATCTATCTTACAAATTACCAGAAATAGTTGCTGGTATAGATATGACTCTTAGTGGTCATATATTTAATGTTCTTGATGAAGTTTACATTCAAGACGCTGTTGACAATAGTCAGTACAATGGGTATGGTGACAAAGTTCACGCTGCTCATAACGCTGAAGTATTTCTTGGTACACCAAGAAGTTTCAACGTAGGACTATCTGTCAATTTCTAAAAGGTAAAATTTGGGGGGAAAATTTCCCCCCATTTTTTCCAAAAAATGCTTGACACATATAGTGTTTTGTTGTTATATTTACATATCGAAAATGGGGATTTTACAATCTAAATGTATCAAAATATATTCTACGATAGAAGATTAAATACTATGCATGTTTGGGATGACAAGTTCGGTCATCAAACATTCAGATATAAAAAGTATGCTTATAAGAAAAGTCCAGCTGGAACATATCTTTCTTTATATGGGGATAGATTAAAACGTGTAACTAGTTGGGAAAAAGATGAAGTTGATTTATTTGAATCTGATGTTAATCCTGAGATTAGAGTCTTGGTGGATAATTACACCACTTCAGATGAAGTATCAACTAACCACAGAGTTATGATATTTGATATCGAGGTAGAAGTTACAGATGGATTTCCTAGTATTAAGAAAGCCGAGAATACGATTACTTCGATTGGATTTAACGATCCTGTTACAGACGAATATTTCTGTTATGTTTTAGATGTAAACGATAAATTAAATTTAGGTGAATCTAGAACCACAATAAATGGTGACGAAACCATTGTATCTTTTCCAGATGAGTATGATTTATTAAATGCTTTCTTTAGAAAGTATATGGAAATAAGACCAACGATATTAACAGGTTGGAACGTAGAATTTTTTGATATACCATATCTTTACAATCGAGCTTGTAATGTTGTTGGACAGAATGTTGCAAACGTATTGTCACCAATTCTTAATGTTCAATGGAGTGACTTTGGTACTGGTAAATATAAGATAGCTGGAGTGAGTACATTAGATTACTTACAATTATATAAAAAGTTTACATTTAGTCAACGTTCATCTTATAGACTTGATGCTATTGGTGAGTTTGAAGTTGGTGAAAAGAAGGTAGAGTATGAGGGTACACTCAATGATTTGTATGAAAATGATTTAAAAAAGTTTGTTCAGTATAACATTCAAGACGTTAAGTTAGTCAAGAAGTTAGATGATAAATTAGACTTCATAGAAATAGCTCGTGGTATAGCACATCTAGGACATTGTTCGTATGAAGATGTGTTTATGAGTTCAAGATATCTTGAGGGTGCAATACTAACTTATTTAAAAAAGAAAGAGATTGTAGCACCAAACAAACCAAAAAGACCAAAGGTATTATCAGAAGACAAATTTGTTGGTGCTTATGTACAGGACCCACAGAAAGGAAAACATGATTGGGTATATGACTTAGATATTACTTCTATGTATCCATCGTGTATTATGTCATTGAATATATCACCAGAGACAAAGATAGGTAAAATTGTTGGGTGGAATCCTGAAGAGTTTCTATCTAAGAATAATAAAAAAACTTATACGATTGAACAAGATGGTAAAGAGATGGGTAGGTTTACAGAAACAGAGTTAGGTAATTTTTTAGATGGTCGTGATGTTGGAGTTGCTTCTAATGGTGTGATGTATAGAACAGATAAAGATGGATTACTACCAGCTCTACTTAGAAAGTGGTTTGATGAAAGAGTTGAGTATAGAAAGTTATCAAAGAAGTTTCATGAACAAGGCGACAAAGAACAATCTGGTTATTTTGACAGAAGACAATACCTACAAAAGATTTTATTAAACTCGTTATATGGTGTATTGGGGTTATCAGTATTTAGATTTTATGATTTGGACAATGCTGAAGCAGTAACGAAGACAGGTCAATCCCTAATTAAATTTACTAAGAAGATTGCAAATAACTTCTATAATAAAGAACTTGGTGACCAAAAAGATTATTGTATTTATATCGATACTGATTCTGTATTTTATTCTGCAACACCAATTGTTCAGAAAAGATTTCCTGGTTTTGATATCAAAGACGAAGACAAGATGTCAAAAGCAATATTAAGTATAGCTGATGAAGTTCAAACATATTTAAATACTGGTTATGATTACTTTGCAAAGAAGTTCTGTAATATAACAAAACATAGATTTGATATTAAACAAGAGGTTATTGCAAAGAGTGGATTGTTTGTAACAAAGAAAAGATACGGACTAAAGATTATCAATGACAATGGTAAGAAAGTAAATAAGATGATGGTAAAAGGATTGGATACAGTTCGTTCTAGTTTCCCTACAGCAATGAGAGATATGTTAAGTAAATTGTTAGAAGACATTCTAATGGATGTACCAAAAGATAAACTAGATAAGTTTATATTAAATTTTAAGAATAGTATGAGACTAATGGATGTGGATAAGATAGCGATACCAACTGGTGTTAAGAACATAAAGAAGTATATTGAAAAGGGTAGAAGACCATTTACACCATATCAAAAAGGAACACCAGTTCATGTAAAGTCTGCTATTGCATATAATGATTTACTACAACATTACAATCAAGATAAAAGATATGAAAAGATATCTGATGGTAGTAAAGTGAAGTGGGTGTATCTAAAAAACAATAGTCTAGGATTAGACACCGTTGCATACAAGGGATATGAAGACCCGTTAGAAATACTTAACTTTATTAGAGATAATATAAATCCAAGTAAACTTTATAAACAAGCATTGGAGAAAAAAATAATGATGTTTTATGAAGCGTTGGGTTGGGATGAACCAACTGATGCTACAAAAACAATAGAAAGATTTTTTTGATTTTGAACAAACTAACTTATATATATATGTATATATGGTTATTAAATTAAGGAGTTATAATGAATAAAAAGAGAATAGTTCGTTTTATAGACAAATACTATCTAAGTGGAACTGTCAATTCTGTAATATTAAAAAGTGAGTCAGACAAACTAACCACTAGATTCATATCTGGTGATAAGACTTTGTTAGGTGAGCTTGTTATGGATAAATCACAGATGGAAGATTGTGAAATAGGTGTTTATAATACAGAACAATTAACAAAACTATTATCAGTTTTAGATGATGATATTAACGTATCTGTTAATAAGGCTGGTGGTAAATCTATTTCACTAAAAGTGTCTGATGCACATTCTACAATTAATTATATGTTGAGTGATGTTTCAGTAATAAATAAACCACCACAACTAAAACAAATACCAGAATTTCATTTAGAAATTGATGTGACACCACAATTTATTAGTAAGTTCATTGCTGGTAAAGGTGCTTTATCTGATACAGATAACTTCACAGTAATTACAGATGGAACTGATACTAAGTTGGTTATTGGACATTCTTCAGTAAATACAAACAGAGTAACAATACCAGTTACCACTACAAAATCTAGTAGTATCGAAAACGTATCTTTCAATGCAAACATCTTCAAAGAAGTATTGAGTGCAAACAAAGAATGTGAGAGTGCTAAGTTTGAAGTTAGTGGTGATGGACTATCTCGTATATCTTTTAAGGTAGATGATTATGTTTCAACTTATTATTTAGTACCAGTACAAGACGTTGATTAATGTATCTTTCGTATTTTGACAAGTTCTATAATATGAAACCTTATCTCTCAATCGATGAAAAAGAATGGGAGTATATAAAAGATACATTTGATAAGGAAGATGTGAAGGAGAGTCTAGCTAAAGTAGCGATGACTTATGAAATTCCTTATGCTGAGATGTCTGTAAAAGATGCTCATCGAGATTATCTTAAACTAAAGGGTATGAACCACAACGATGTCTTGGTGGATGGAGAATGGTTTGCTCGTGAAGGTACAGAGTATAGGTATGATTTAACTTTTGAAGGTAAACAACAATACTTCAAAAGAATCAATACTGGTAATAAAGCAAGTAACTACTTTCAACAAGTAAACCGATGGTCAGTAGATGGTTCGGTATCACCAGGTCCTCAGAGAACTTGGGAGTCTGAAAAATTCATGACATCGTTAATGGGTTCAGCGTATTCATTAAAGTTACCTAAGATAAATCGTAATGTTTTAAGAACTATGATAGGTTTACGAAAGTATATATGTGCTCAGTTTAAACCTAATGTTGCAAAAGTATTATATGATAAGTTAGGTAGTGAAAACATATTAGACTTTAGTGCTGGTTGGGGAGATAGATTGGCTGGGTTCTATGCAAGTGAAACATCAGAGTATTATCTTGGTATCGATCCTAGAAAAGAAAATCATCCAATTTACGAAGAACAAGCAGAGTTTTATCATAAACATATGACTGTATTTGAAGTTCAAAAGAAATGTGATTTCATAGAATCACCTGCAGAAGAAGTTGACTTTATGGGATATAAAGATTTTTTTGATACTGTATTTACATCACCACCATATTTTAATGTGGAAAGATATAGTTATGACGAAACACAAAGTTGGGTTAGACATAAAGAGATAAATGAATGGAACGAGAACTTTCTACAGAAGACTTTGAAAAATTTATGGTGTTCTGTAAAAAGTGGTGGATACTTATTAGTGAACATTTCAGATGTTTATTCTAACTCGAAATGGTCAACTGATAGAGGTTGGTTAGAGATTTGTAACCCTATGAATGATTTCTTATCAACATTTACTGATTCAGAATATCAAGGTTGTATTGGAATGGAACTAGCAAAACGACCAAATAGTGGTGGAGCTGGTACAGCAAAGTCAGATGATTACACAGAAGAAGCTTTGAAGAAAGCAGAAGAAACTAAAGATAAAACATTTTGTGAGCCAATTTGGATATGGAAAAAGTTGTAGATTATTTTAAAAAGTTTTATGGTATGAAACCTTACCTTTCAATTGATGAAAAGGAATGGCAGTATATCATCACCACATATGAAAAAGATGAGTTGGTGGATGAGTTGGCAAAATGTCTACATACATATCCATGTCCGATACCAGAGATTACAGAAAAAGAAACATTGAGAAGTTTGAATAAACTAAAAAGTGTTCAATGGATGGATATATTAGAGTACAAAAGTTGGTTTCCACGAAATGAAAGAAGGTCAAAATACGAACTAACGAATAGTTATTTTAAACGAGATAATTCAGGTAATAATGCTTCTAATCCATTTCATATAGAAACAAGATGGAAAGTTGATTGGACAAGGACACCTAGTGGTTGGAAGACTTGGCAAACAGTAGATGGTATCAAAACTATAGTTAGAGCATTTTGGAGTTTGGAACAAGTATTGACTAAGGTAGATATTCAGAGTATTAGAATGGCTACAACTTTAAGAAAATATGTTGCATCTCAATTTAAACCAAGTATAGCAAAGGCATTTTATGACTATTTTAGAAGTGTTAATGTACTTGACTTTAGTGCTGGTTGGGGTGATAGGTTGGCTGGGTTTTATTGTGGAGAGACAACAAAATCATATGTTGGGATTGACCCGAACACCCTTAATCATCCAAATTATCAGAGACAAGTTGAGTTCTATAAAAAACATCAAACATTCTTTGAGGAAGAAAAGAAAGTAGATTTTATCTGTGAACCAGCTGAAGATGTAGATTATTCTAAATATGAAAATTATTTTGATACAATATTTACCTCACCACCATATTTTAATGTTGAGAAGTATTCTGATGAAGATACACAAAGTTATGTTAGATATAAAAATATTGATATTTGGAATAAAAACTTTTTACATAAAGCTATAGGTAAGATGATTCCAACTTTGAAGAAAGATGGTATCCTTGCTGTGAACATTGCAGATGTATATTCTTCAAAAGATAAAGACTACTTTGATATTTGTAATCCGATGAATGATTTTATTAAATCACAAGGATTACATTATTTTGGTTGTATAGGAATGGAGATGACTAAGAGATTTAATAGTGGTGGAGCTGGAAATGCTAAAAGTGAGTATTTTCAAGAGTATTTAAAAGACAAAACAAAACATACAAAAGATATAGCTTTTGGAGAACCTATTTGGATTTGGAGGAAAATTTGAGTAATACATTATGGGTAGAGAAGTATCGGCCTAGTAACTTAGATACTTACATTGGGAACGAACATCTCAAAGATAAAGTATCTGTTTATCTTGAGAGTGGTGACTTACCACATCTTTTATTATATGGTAAGGCTGGTACAGGTAAGACCACTCTCGCAAAGATTCTTGTAAAGAATATAGAATGTGATTATCTTTACATTAATGCATCAGATGAAAACAATGTAGATACCGTTAGAAACAAAGTAAAGAACTTTGCTTCTACGATGGGATTTAAAGATTACAAAATTATTATTTTAGATGAGTGTGATTACATCACACCAAATGCACAAGCTGCTCTTCGTAATCTTATGGAAACATTTTCTAAACATTGTAGATTCATATTGACTTGTAACTTTGTAGAAAGAATAATTGACCCGATACAATCTCGTTGTCAATCATTTCAGATAATCCCCCCATCAAAAAAAGAAGTTGCAAAACATATTCATGACATCTTACTAAAAGAAAATGTTATGTCAAATATGGAAGACTTAAAAGTTCTAATTGATAGTGGTTATCCTGATATTCGTAGAGTTATCAATGTAGCACAACGAAATGTTGTCAAGAATAAACTAAAGTTAGACACTACAAGTATCATACAGAATGATTACAAGTTAAAGTTGTTAAAGATATTAAAGACACAAGATAAAAAGACAGCTTTCAAAGATATCAGACAACTATTGTTAGACAATAAGATTACAGACTTTGCTGACCTATTCAGATTATTATATGATAAGGTAGATGATTGGGGTAAAGGTCATGTAGCAGAATGTATTTTGATTATAGCAAGATATGAGTTATCAGATAGTCAAGTAGTTGATAAAGAGATAAATGCAATGGCAATGTTAATAGAATTATTAGGAGTAATAAAATGAGTACGAAACCAGTAAAACCAATAAAGACACCACCAAAACAATTAAACATTGAAGATACCGAATCACTAAAATGTGATGCATGTGGTAATTATTCTTTTATAAAATCTTATTTTATAAGAAGAGTATCACCACTAATGTCACCAACTGGTCAAGAAGCATTGATACCAATTGAAGTATTTAGTTGTGGTAATTGTGGTAAAGTACCAGACAAAATGATACCAAAAGGCGATGAGTAAAGATACAGGTGCTGGTAAAGGTGATAAATTACGAAGGGGTATAACTCAAGATGAGTGGGAAAAGAAGTGGGAAAAAATCTTTGGTAAAAAGAAAAAGTCTGTTCGACCACATAAATCAGATAACAGCAACTCAGAATCCTAACTATTGGGATGAGATATCTGATGAAGACAAGAAGTCTTGGTCAAATTATATGGTAAACAGATTTCTATCCATGAACTCTGATTGGATGGAATTAGTAAATGAACTACAAAAATATAACTTACAACCAAAAGAGTTATATAAACTATATACAAACATCTTACCAAAAGGTAAAAGATGGTTAAGGTATATGAAAGGAAAAAATGATATGGATTATCCAGAATGGTTAATTAACATTGTCAGAAACAATGACGAGTCTAGTAGAAAAGAAGCTATACAAGCAATAGATATGTTGATGCTTACAGAAGGTGGTATGATGGAATTAGGTGAGTTAGGTAGAAAATGGGGTATAGAAGAACGTAAGATTAAAGCTGCAGGACTCAATGTTGTTGGTAGTATTAATGATGGAAATATGTAAAAAAACTCTTGACTCGTATACACTTTTCTGTGTATATTTAGATGTAATTTGGAGAGATATATGAAAGTTATAAACGATACACCTAAAGGAACACCTAAAGAAAATAAAGATGTTATATCTTATATGGAAGATAAATATCCTGGTATGACATCGGAGTTTCAAAAAATACAACGAGAACAATACGAACTCTTTCTACATAAACAACATGACTATGGCCCACAGAATATAGCAGTTGGTCAGATGTTGGTAAATGAAGAAGAGAAAAGATTATCTCTTATGGGTATTTGGTTTAGGATAAACGATAAGGTTGAAAGAATAAAAACTCTTATTATGAGAGGTGACAATGGTTCGTTAAAGAACGAAGGTTTAGTAGATAGTTATTCAGACATATCTAACTATGGAGTTATGGCACAAGTTGTAGCAAGAGGAAAGTGGGCAAAGTGAAAAAAGTAAGTTATAGTCAGTATAGTCAATGGGATAAATGCCCATACAAATGGAAGTTAAACTACATTGACAACCTAAGACAATTCACAGATAGTATTCATACCATGTTCGGAACTTCAATGCATGAGGTTCTTCAAACTTATCTAACGGTAATGTATAACGATACTGTAAAGATGGCAGATGCTCTACCTTTAGAAAAGATGTTGTTGACAAGAATGAAAAGAAATTATCAACAGATAATGGAGAAGAATGGTGGAGAAGTATTTTGTGAACAAAGTGATATGGAAGAGTTTTACAAACATGGTTTACTAATATTAGATTGGTTTAAGAAGAGACGAGGTAGTTACTTTAGTAAGAAAGGTTATGAGTTGGTTGGTATAGAAGTTCCAATTAATTACGATTTACCGAATGATGTAAAGTTTATTGGTTACATTGATGTGTTACTATATAATACAGTAACTCAGAAATATAAAATAATAGATATTAAGACATCTACTATGGGTTGGAATAAATATCAGAAAGCTGATAAGAATAAGACAGACCAACTTTTATTGTACAAACAATTCTATGGTGCTCAACATGATATACCATTAGATAAAATAGATGTAGAATATTTTATTGTCAAGAGAAAATTATATGAGGGATTAGACTTTCCACAAAAACGTGTTCAGAAGTTTAGTCCAGCTAATGGTAAACCAAGTATCAACAAAGTGGTAAATAATCTAAATCAATTTCTACAAGAATCTTTTATTGATGGTGAATATAATACAGACCATACTTATATACAAAGACCAAGTAAAAAGAATTGTAAGTATTGTGAATTTAATCAAACGGAACATTGTGATGTGGGGGTAAAGTAATGAAGATAAGCTTAAGGATGGATTTATCAAGTTTTATTGATACAGATTATGAAAAAAATATAGTGGATAAATTAAGTGAGATACATGGAGATGGTATAAAATACTATACAACTTTGTGGTATAGAGAAGGTAGTATAACATCTGATGCTATACAAAAGTTTTTAGTTAAGTATGAAAAAGATTTACATATAAAAACAAAGATAGTGGTTGACAATAAATTACATGTAAATGATTTTGTGTGGTTTGATATCACAAAATTAGAAGATGTAAATCATAAACAACAGATAAGATTTCAGTATATCTTTAATGGTAAAGAACAATTGTTTGATGGATTAAATCAGTTTCATCAAACTGCAAGATTCTGTTTGTCAGATAAACAAATAAAAAAACAAAAAAGGAATGACTACGAAGATTAAAATAGGTATTGTCGGTAGTAGAGAATATACCGATAATAGAAAAATAAAAGATTTAATATTTGATATAAAAAATAAATATGGAGATGAAGTTGAGATAGTAAGTGGTGGACAAAGAGATGGTGCCGATGGTTATGCTAAGAAGTATGCTTTACAATTTAACATGGATTATGTAGAGTTTCCACCATCACATTATAGTCACAATATGCATTGTAAATTACCTGCTAGTAATTATAACAAACCTTACTACGTATCAAACTATTTTAAAAGAAACAAACAGATAGCAGAGTATTCAAATATTATAGTTGCATTCATGCCAGAGGGTATTGAATCTAGAGGAACAATGGATACAATTAAACATGCTGAGAAGCTAAAAAAATTGGTAAAAATAATTAATTAGTATATATTTATATATGTATATACAAGAGGTTCTATATGAATTATAAACTAACGTCTGTAAAGATATTAAAAGACTTATATAAAAAGTTCAAGTACAATACAATTTCCGATGAATTTACATTACAAAAATTAGTAAACAGGTCTATGGATTTGTATTTAATGGATGATAACTTTAAACAACAAGTTAACGAATGGGACAATTTAAAACCAAGTGGGAGTAGGTTATGAGGAAAGATATAATTGAAGCTAGTAAACTTCACTTTAAAGCTCACATTGAAAAACATAGAATTAATGTTGAGAACCTTTTAGAAAAAGGTGTAGGTGTTGCTGAACATCCTGATATCATGGATACAATAGAAAAAGAGTTGGAAATTATTGCTGAGTACGATGATAAATTGGAAATTATCAAAAAGTATTTTCCATTGAAAAATAGTGGTAAAGAGGTTATAAATGGCTAAGAAAAAGATTTTACTACTATCAGATGATTTAAGAATGTCATCTGGTATAGGAGTTATGTCAAAGGAGTTTGTATTAGGTACGTTACAACACTATGATTGGGTACAGATTGGTGGTGCTATTAAACATCCTGATGAGGGTAAAATAATTAATATGAACGATAGTGTCCGAAGTGAATTAAATATACCTGATGCTAATCTAACAATATATCCTGTTAGTGGTTATGGTAGTCAACCTGTGTTGAGAGAAATAATGGCAAGAGAAAAACCTGATGCTGTTTTACATTATACAGATCCTAGATTTTGGGGATGGTTGTATGAAATGGAACATGAAATTAGACAAAATATTCCAATATATTATTATAACATTTGGGATGATTGGCCAGCTCCACAATACAATGAAAACTTTTATGAGTCATGTGATTTAATTATGAATATCAGTAAACAAACGGTAGCTATTGTAAAAGAAGTTGCAAAGAAAAAACCAAGAACAGATTGGGATTGTACATACATACCACATGGTATTCATGAAGATTATTACAAACCAGTAACCAACGAAAAAGAAATTACTGAGATGAATGCAATGAGAAAACAACTCACAGATGACAATATAGAGTTCATTGTATTTTATAATAACAGAAACATTAGACGTAAATTACCTGGTGATATTATAATGGCTTATAAACATTTCTGTGACCAACTTCCAAAAGAACAAGCAGATAAGTGTTGTTTATTAATGCATACTCAACCTCGTGACCAAAATGGTACAGATTTACCAGTAGTAGCAAAAACAATTGCACCAGATTATAAAGTGTATTTTAGTGAAAACAAACTATCCGTACAACAATTAAATTATCTTTATAATATTGCAGACGTTACAATCAACATGGCATCTAATGAGGGATTTGGTTTAGGAACTTGTGAATCATTAATGGCAGGGACACCAATTATCGTAAACGTTACAGGTGGGTTACAAGACCAATGTGGATTTAAATTAAATGGTGAGTTCGTTACTTACAAAGATTATGATGAAATTAAATCATTTCATGATGATAGAAAGTGGAAGGACAATCCTGATTTAACTTGGGGTAGTTGGGTTAAACCAATTTGGCCATCTAATCGTTCTCTTCAAGGTTCAATACCAACACCATATATTTTTGATGACAGATGTAGGTGGGATGATGCAGGTGATGCAATAAAAGAATGGTATGATGTACCTAAAGAAGAACGTAAGAAGTGTGGTTTAGCTGGGAGAGAATTTGTTACTAGTGATGAATCAATGATGAGTTCAAAATGGATGTGTAAAAATTTTATAGACCACATGGATACAGCATTCGAAAAATGGACACCACGAAAACGTTATAGTATTTATAAAGCTTAGGAGTTATAATGAGTAAACCAGTATGTTTAGTTACAGCACCAGTTACTACGAGAAGTGGATATGGAGCACATAGTAGAGATATAGTCAGAGCGTTAATAAAACTTGATAAATATGATGTCAAGATTTGGTCTGTGC